TGCTTTCTGGAATTTATAAAATAACTAACCTAACAACTTCACAAATTTACATCGGTAGCTCTGTTGATGTTAGAAGAAGGATGATGAAGCACAAAAGCCTGTTAAAGAGGGGCGATCACCATTCAAGATTCTTGCAGCGCTCTTGGGATAAATACGGAGAAGAAGCTTTTGATTTTGAACTGATCCTAGAGGTTCCGGAGACTAGCGCCTTATTAGAAAATGAGCAGAAATTCATTGATGATTTGAAACCCGAGTTTAACATGTGTCCAATAGCCGGAAACAGACTTGGATATAAACACACTGATGAAACAAAATCGATCCTAGCAGAAAAATCAAAGGGAAATACAAACTTCAAAGGTCGTAGACATACCGATGCAACTAAGGAAAAGATGCGACAACATCATTTAGGTAAGAAAATGTCTGACGAATCTAGAGAAAAAATGCGACAACATCATTTAGGTAAGAAAAAACCTGAAGCCGTTAAGAAGAAAATTTCTGAAACCATGAAGGGTCAAAAATACCGAAGAGCCATTAATGATGAAGTTAAAATATCTGAAATTAGAAAAAAATTATCAGAAGGCCAAAGTAGGTATTCCTTGGCTAAAGAATATGGAGTAAGCAAAACGGTCATAAAGAATATCCACTTAGGGGTAAAGGGATATTAGGAGAGCTGCAAGAACCAGAGTTTCGCTCTGTTGTGCTCGACATCATGGATGAAGAAATCATAAGAAAATTTGAGTCTGAAGGCAAGAACTTCGGCCTCGAAGGCGAGAATGAAGAAGGTTAAATCCTGAAGTTACTCACAAGCCCCTTCTCTTCGGAGTTGGGGTTTTTTTATACTTTTTACTTGACACGACGCTTTAGGCGTGTTATATTATGATATACGTTGGAGGACGAATGAAAGATATAGCAGATTTATATAGACAATTTTGTGAAAGCAAGGATATTCACTACCAATTGGACGACAACGTTCGTCCATACGACAACACAACACTGTTCTGCCCCGCAGGAATGCAGCAGTTCAAAGACAAGTTTAAATCAGATGAAACAGGAACTCAAGCAAACATTCAGTCCTGCATTAGACTAAATGACTTGGAGGAAATTGGAGATGGAACTCACTATCTTTATTTCGATATGATCGGACTATTCTCATTTAGAACATTAACTGTCCAAAAGGCAGTCGATTTCTGGATGGAGTTTGTCGAGGATGTTTTGAAAGTTAAAGTGGATTATGTTACGATCCATCCAGACAAGATGGACGACTGGAGAAGTCTTTATGACGATTATGATGTCGAGGTTCGAGCCGATGAGGAATGTAAGTGGACCGATGGGCAAATCGGAGGTTATTGTACAGAGTTCTTCAAAGATGATGTTGAGATAGGAAACATCGTAAATCCACTGGGAACTTGCATAGATGCTGGATTTGGATTACAAAGACTTAATATGTTCGTGAATGGGTCAAATGAAGAAACTCGTGAAGAAATCCTCATTCAAGCATGCGAAAAGCTACTACACTCAGGATACTATCCAAGCAATAAAGAGCAGGGATATGTGTTTCGAAAGTTGTTGAGAGAGCTTTATCGATTAGGCTCAGGTTGGACCAATGAGCACTACATTAAAGAGAAAAAGCGACAAGACAAGGTTCTTGAGAACTACAACAGGAATAAGGACAAGCCCAAGTTTAAAGACAAATCTAAAGAATGGTGGTTTGACACCATGGGAATAGACATTGACTTCATCAAAAGTCTGGAGGACAAATGAAAAATGTAATAAAAGAATATGCTGACAAATTTCTATCCGGAGAAATCGATGCTGACAAATTTTGGGACAACTTTAATGAACATAAGAGTCTTGCCAAAGAATATCAGCCATGGAGAAAAAAAGAATGGAAAGAAAAGCGAGAAAAGTTTTTAAAAGATATTTGTGAATGCTGCGGCGCGACTGATAACCTCACAGCACAGCATGGCTGGAAACCACAAAGTTACAGAGATCTATATAATGAATCAAAATTATTTTTTGAATCTCAAGGGAAACACCTCATCTCTTTAAAGGATGATTTGAATTACTTAAGTGTCCCATCCTGTCCCAAATGTCTCTCTACTCAAATAAAGAAACTAAAAACAGGAAATTTCAAATGCTACAATGATTCTGTTAGAGTTGTAAAAGAATATATTAAGACTACTGAAGATAGACCGACCCTAAACTTAAGTGTTATAAAAATTTTAAAAGTTGGAGAGCCAACTCCAGAAATTCCCGGATTCCGTGGATGGTATGGATCGACAGAGTCTAATGAAAAAATTTTTTTCATGTCTCGAGAAAAATGTAAAAACGAATTCCAAACTCCCACAACTCACACACGCCTAGAGAACATGCATGAGTTTGGGAAAAGAAAAGCGGCAAATAATGAAATTATTTTAAAATCAATAAAGCAAAGGGCGACTAGAAAATGGATTTCTCAAACCATGTCGTATCATAGCCTAGAAAATGTAAAAACATATTGCAGAAGTTGCGCTTATCTAGAAGATAAAAAGTTAGGGCTCATAAAGGAGGGCAAGTGAAGACAATCAAATGCCGCTGTAAGATAGAGGGTAAGACCTATGTCGGCAAGCTATCTTGGGAGAACAAAGATAAGTTCGCAATGCTAATCGGAAAGTTTAAAATAGAAATGCACTTTCCAAAGAAAACATACACATATACAGTCTTGGAGGACAAATGAAAAATGTAATAATAATTGACGCGTTGAACATGTTTCTACGCAGCTACGTGATAAGCCCGCAATTAGACAAAAACGGATTGCCCATAGGAGGCACCATTGGCTTCCTAAAGTCTCTTCAGAAGGTAGCTAGGGACTTTACCGCTGATGAGGTCATAGTGGCTTGGGATGGCCATGATGGCTCTCAGAGACGTCGTTCTATGAACAAGGACTACAAGGGCGGAAGAAAACCTGTTAGATTTAACCGTAGAATGATAGATCTACCAGAAGACAAAGAAGAAGCGAACAAGGGCTACCAACAAATCAGGTTGATGGAATATCTAAATGAAATGCCCGTAATTCAACTTGTAGCGGACTTTACAGAGGCAGACGATATTATTGCCTTAGTCATTAACCATCCCAAGTATGCCGGTTGGAAAAAGACAATCATCTCAAGCGACAAGGACTTCTTTCAGTTGTGTCGTCCTGATGTTCAGATTTACCGACCAATTCAGAAAAAAATTGTTACCGAGTCAGACGTGGTCGACCAATTCAAGATCCACCCAAAGAACTTCGCATTAGCGCGAGCAATCGCTGGAGACTCGTCGGATAACCTTCCGGGAATCAAAGGTGCAGGACTCAAGACAATCGCTAAGCGGTTCCCTTACCTTGTCCGAGAGGATGAATACGAAGTCTCCGATATCATTAGGGATTGTGCGATGGTCGGAAAGAAGCTTAAGATTCACGAGAACATCCAAAGCAACGAGAAGCTAATCAAGGACAACTATGCAATCATGCAACTACAGTTTCCAAACATCAGACCAATGAATCGAGAGATCATCAAGAACTCAATTAATGACTTTGAACCAGAGTTTAATAAAATTAAGTTCACACAAATGTTATTCGCCGATGATGCCGGTCATCTCAACTTTAACGACCTACAAGTCGTCTTTCGAAGAATAAATAAGTAGAAATACTTGACAACTGAACCTAAACATGTTATATTTATATAACCGATAAAGTCTGGGAGGACAAATGAACGAATTTAATAAGAACGAAACCTTTACGCGTTTCGGAAAGAACTTTCAAGAAAGTTTATGCCAACTTATGTTGGAGGATCGACCATTCTTCGATCAAATTACAGAAGTGCTTGATATCACATTTTTCGAAAAGAAATATCTTCAGATCTTCGCGCAGACTTTAATCAATTATAGAGACAAATATAACACTCACCCAAATAACGAAGTCATGATGACTTTGTTGAGAACAGAATTGAATCACCATGATAAGGCTACACAGAAAGATGTCCGTGAGTTTTATGCTCGCATTCATACGTCAGATGGTGTAGAAGAGTGTGATTTCATCAAGGACAAGTCTATCGACTTCTGCCGCAAACAAGTTCTCAAAGGAGCAATGTTGCAATCAGCAAAGCTTCTTAAGTCATCATCATTCGAAGAGATTGAGAAGTTAATCAAGGATGCCCTTGTTTTGGGTACCGATAATAACTTCGGTCATGACTTTCGTAAAGATCTACTTAAGCGCTTTGAGTCGGTAACTCGAGACCCTATCTCAACTGGTTGGTCTCGAATGGATGAGATTGTGAAAGGTGGCCTTGGCAAGTCTGAACTTGGTGTGGTTGTCGCTCCAACCGGTGCTGGAAAGTCAATGGTACTCGTTCACTTGGCTACACAAGCATTACTACAAGGCAAAACAGTTGTTTATTACACCTTGGAACTTAAAGATACGGTGGTGGGACAACGATTTGACTGCTGCATAACTGACGTTCCACTACAAGAACACAGAGAAAGACAAAAAGAAATTGTAAACAAGGTAAAAGACCTTGAGGGCACTCTAATTATCAAAGAGTATCCAACCAAATCGGCTTCTGTTTCAACTCTCAAAAATCACATTGAGAAGTTACGGAAAAGAGGCATTGAGCCTGATATGATCTTGGTTGACTATGCTGACTTATTGCGTCCGCCTCGAGCTACTGGTGAGAAGCGACACGAATTAGAAGAGACCTACGAAGGTCTTCGTGGTCTTGCTCAATCTTACGAGATTCCTTGCTGGACCGCATCTCAAACGAACCGTGGAGGATTGAATGCTGAAGTTATTACGATGGAGTCAATCTCTGAAGCGTTCAACAAGTGCTTTGTCGCAGACTTCATCTTCTCTTTATCGAGAACAGTTCAGGATAAGCAAGCTAATAAGGGGCGCTTATTCGTCGCCAAGAACCGTAATGGTCCAGATGGTCTTGTGTTTGATGCTTTCGTTGACTGGTCTGACGTTACAATCAAAATCCTTGACCGAGATGAATCAGCGGAGAAAATGCAATCAACGGCAGACGCGCTGCAGATGCTTAAAGACAAATATGCAAAAGCAGGAAAATAACTAAAAAAAACAACAGGAGTCCCTAATGGATTTAGAAAAGAAAATTTTATCGGACATCACAGTCCACATGAAGTATGCACGCTACATGGAAGAAGAAAATAGACGTGAGAATTGGGATGAGTTGGTTACTCGGAACATGAACATGCACATTAAAAAGTTCCCAAGCCTCGAACAAGAGATTCGTGAGAACTACAAGTTCGTTTACGACAAGAAGGTTCTCCCTTCTATGCGCTCAATGCAGTTCGGAGGTAAGCCAATCGAGGTATCACCAAACCGCATCTTTAATTGCGCTTACACACCTGCAGATGATCCACGAGTATTCGGAGAGATCATGTTTTTGCTTCTTGGTGGAACTGGAGTTGGATATTCAGTCCAACGCCATCATATTGAAAATCTCCCAGAGATCAGAAGACCATCGAGCAAGAGAACTCGTCGCTTTCTCATCGGAGACTCTATCGAAGGATGGGCTGATTCAGTAAAAGCCTTGATGATGTCTTACTTTAAAGGCACATCAAAGTTACGTTTTGACTTCTCAGACATCCGTCCGAAAGGTGCAAGACTAGTTACATCCGGTGGCAAGGCACCCGGACCACAACCATTAAAGGAATGCTTAGTAAAAGTAGAGGGAATTTTAGATGCTAAAGAAAACGGTGAGAAACTCACTTCCATTGAGGTTCATGATATCATCTGCTACATTGCGGATGCAGTTTTGGCGGGGGGTATTCGTCGTGCCGCTCTCATTTCTCTATTCAGCGCTGACGACGAAGACATGCTTAGCGCAAAAGCCGGGGCTTGGTGGGAACTCAACCCACAACGAGGAAGAGCAAACAACTCTGTAGTTGTAATGCGACATCGCATTGATCAGTCAACTTTCATGAACTTGTGGAAACGAGTCGAAGAGTCTCGCTCAGGTGAGCCGGGCTTCTACTTCTCTAATGATAAGGATTGGGGTTGTAACCCATGTTGCGAAATCGGCTTGAGACCAAATCAATTCTGCAACTTGGTCGAGATCAACGTGTCCGATGTGGATAGTCAAAGTGAATTAAATGCTCGCTCTCGTGCAGCATCGTTCATTGGAACACTTCAGGCATCATACACAGACTTCCACTATCTTCGTCCCGTATGGCAACGAACAACCGAGAGAGATGCTCTCATCGGCGTCTCAATGACTGGTATCGCATCTGGTGGCGTACTAGAGCTAAACATGACTGAAGCATCTCTTGAGGTATCAAAAATGAACCGTCAAGTCGCAATGCAAATCGGCATAAAGCAGGCCGCTCGCCAAACATGTGTGAAACCAGCAGGAACAACTTCTCTCACTCTTGGCACGTCAAGCGGCATTCATGCTTGGCATAATGATTACTACATCAGACGACTCAGAGTTGGAAAGAATGAAGCCATCTATTCTTATTTGCTTCAGAACCTGCCTGAATTGGTCGAAGACGACCGTTTCCGTCCACACGACACTGCTATCCTATCTGTGCCTCAAAAGGCTCCTGAAGGGGCAATAACGCGCCATGAAACAGCACTTGACTTGCTCGAAAGAGTAAAGAAAGTTTCTTCCGAATGGATCAAACCTGGACACAAGACTGGAAACAATACTCACAATGTTTCAGCAACTGTAACAATCAAAGATGGCGAGTGGGAAACTGTCGGAGAGTGGATGTGGAAAAATAGAAATGTTTACAATGGATTGAGCGTACTACCTTTCAATGACCACAGTTATATCCAAGCTCCATTCGAAGATTGTGATAAGGAAACTTACGAAAGAATGCTTCAATTGGTCAAAAACGTTGACCTGAACCTAGTTACAGAGGCAGAAGACGAAACCGACTTAAGTGGAGAAATCGCTTGTGGCGGCGGAGCATGCGAAATTTTTTAACAGGAGAAATTTATGAGAGAAGAATTAGAAAACATTATTCGTAACTTGAAAGAAGTGATGGACGATCTAGATAAAATCAACGCAGGGTCTTATGGATATAAGTCCGCAGCGCCAAGAGCTAGAAAGACCCTCATGGAAGCCTCTAAGGAATTGCGTGATATTCGCACAACCATTCAAGAAACTAAAAAATCTCACGAAGAAAAGTAAAACTTTTTACTTGACAACTCAATCATAATGTGTTATATTATAAGCATGGACAATTATATTTGTTCACAATATAACACATTATGATTTTTTTATTTGGAGGAAAATATGAATTTTGAACCACACAACCGACACCTTTGGATTTTACCAATTGAAGACGAGGAAGACAAAGAAGCTCCCTTGTTCGTGATGCCCGAGCAGTATCAACCACCTAAGTCCCCCTATGTTGTAGGAGACGTAATTGGTATTGCTGATGATTGCATGATAGATCTGAATCTTGGAGACACAGTTGTTGTAGACAGGACTACGATTCAAGAGATAAAACTGGATTCTGAAACTATTTACGTCGTTAAAGAGAATTATGTCTATGGGAGACTCAAAAAATGAAACTAACAACAAAAACACTGAAGGCCATGATCCACGAAGCAGTGACTGAAGCCACTGCGAAATCATTAGCCGACAGAATCAATGCACCAGACTATGGTGGTCGGGAAGATAGACAAGCAGAAGAGTTTGTAGTTATGTCTGCAGACCGTGGTGAAAAAACACCTGCTGAGAACATCGAAAGATATCGAGAACTTAAAGGTCTCGCAAAAGCAGCTGGGTACCCATTCTCAGAACTCCAAGGTAAGTGGGAAGAAACTGACGAAGAGACAGGTGAAAAGAGAGAGGTTATTGAAAACTCTCTCATAATATACTCAGACGAACGACCAGATGTCCCTCGTTCTGAGGATTCTTCTCTATTTGATTTCGGAAAACAAATGTCCGCTAAATACGATCAAGAAGCCTTTATCTTTGGTGAGCTTTTCTCATCTAGATCTGGAAACAAGGTTCGAGCGATTCAAGCCTTTAATGCCGCTGGTGTAGTTCAAAACTGGGGCGGACCATGGAACTCTGTAACCCAAGTGGAGAAAGATTCTGAATTTTGGTCTAAAGTTCGTGGCGGTGGATCAGGAAAGCCATTTCAATTTACAGAAGATCTTGACGAAGAAGTACACCGAGCACCCAACTCAATGATGGAAGCTATGAAAACTTCTTACACTGCAAAATCAAAAGGAAGAAAGGTTAAGTTTGTCCGAGGCAAGAAGTGAAAGAAATAGAATTATACGGAGACGGCATTGGAAAGGTCTCATACATCCAACACGTTGGAGATGATAAGATGATAGCCAATGCTGCCCGTGTGTCTTTTGGTCAAGACAATACAAAACCCCTCACAAAGAGAGATGGTGGTTTGATCAAGTATTTGATCGAACATAGACACACATCTCCATTTGAGCACAACTCGATCACATTCATGTTCGAGGTTCCAATGTATGTAAGATCTCAACACATGAGACACAGAACGTGGGCTTACAATGAGATCTCTCGTCGTTACACCGAAGTTGACTTAAAGTTCTATGAGCCAAAAGCATTCAGAACGCAACACGAAAGCAATCGCCAAGCATCTAATTTAGAGGGCTTGATTGATCCGACTATCACACCTCGCTTTGCAGATACATATATCAAATCGTCAGATGCGATAGTTGCCTTTCACAAGCATTCACTAGACCTGTTTGATCACTTGATCGCCAAAGGAGTCTGCAGAGAGCAGGCAAGAGGAGTGCTTCCTCAAAACCTTTATGCCAAGTATTACGGAACAGTTAACTTGTCGAACCTGCTTAAGTTTATAGACCTACGCACACATGAAGGTGCGCAGTGGGAGATACAACGGGTAGCAGAAGCATGTTTGAATATAGCAGAAGAAATATGGCCATATTCGGTCGGAGCTTATCGTGAATTGCGAAGGTCCTAAGTTCCTAGTCGGAGATCTTGTGATGTTTCGCCACGACTTCATGGGCGAAATGATTAGCGGATTGGGAATTATCGTTTCTGAACCTACATTGGTGTTTGTTCATGACTGGGATCGAAAATCGGGCTTTCCAAATGAATTTTGGTCATACAATGTTAAGGTCGATAATGAACTATTTAAGATGATACCAGAACAATTCCTCAGAGGTTTAAAAGAAGATGTACAAGATTAAAATTTTAAAAGAAAACAAATTACTACTCGAAGATAAGAGAGGTCTATATGACTTGATGGGAATAATGCCCGGTAGCTTAGATCTGTTTCTAGAAACATTCACATCTCTCAATCCAACATTCAAAGCATCACTGAGAAGCTTTGTTTCTAATAATTTTCAAAACTTAATTGATAACTTGCGAGAG